TACAAAACTATCGTTCTGGAGAAGTTCAACGCCGCCCGAGCTAAGACCAAGGACGCACAATTGTTGGTTGAGGTCAAGTTAGATTTTAGCCACTACGTGCCTGATGCTTTCGGTACGTCGGACGCTATCATTATCGCTGATGGCGTGATGGAGGTTATCGACTTTAAGTATGGCAAGGGTGTAAAGGTGTCAGCCGTGGAAAATCCACAAATGATGATTTACGCTTTGGGTGCATGGGACTTATTTAACTTTGAATACGACATACGTAAAGTACGAATGACTATTGTACAGCCACGTATTGATAATCTTTCGGAGTTCGAGTTAGATGCCACCGACCTTATTAATTGGGCGGTTGATGAGCTGCAACCAAAAGCTAAGGAAGCCTATGCAGGAGGTAAGCAGAAGCCAGGCAATTGGTGCCAATTCTGCAAGATCAAAGCAAACTGCAAAGCCCTAACGTCTATGTGCATCGAAGCACAGCAAGCCAACCAAGACCCACGTAAGATTAGCAAAGAGACGATGGAAAAGACCATACTACCTTTGCTTTCGACGTTCAAAACATGGCTTAGTGGAGTTGAGGAGTATAGTTTGGAACAGGCGTTAAGTGGTGTACAGTATCAAGGTTTCAAAATTGTGGAAGGGCGCAGTATCAGAAAGATAACAGACCCAACCGCCGTGATGGAACTTTTAGGTAAAGAGGGCTTTGCTAAAGAAGCCTACATTAAGCCAACCGAACTACGAAGTATTACCGATTTGGAGAAATTGATAGGTAAGAAACGCTTTGGTACACTTTGCGCTGATTACATCAACAAGCCACAAGGCAAACCAACGTTAGTGCCTGAAACAGATAAACGCCCGGCGTTTAATCAGGCGGCAGACGATTTTAAAGACATTTAAGTTTAACATTTTAAATTCATATAATTATGATAGATCCTAAAGTAGTTAATGACACTAAGGTTATTTTTGGTCCATGCCGCCTTAGTTACACACACGTTTTCGAGAAGTACAGCCCAGACGGTGACGGAGAGGGCAAGTTTATGACAAACGTCTTAATTCCGAAGTCTGAAAAGAAGACTATCGAAGCCATCAAAAAGGCGATTGAGGCAGCTAAGAAAGCCGCTATCGTAGCCAAGTGGGGAGGCAAAGAGCCTAAGAAACTTGATTTGGCTTTGCGTGATGGAGACGAAAAGGACGATGAGGTTTACGAAGATCACTACTATTTGAACGCTAAGAGCAACACACGCCCGGGCGTAGTTGATCGTAAGAAAGTGCCTATCGTGGACGAGGAAGAAGTTTACAGCGGCGTTTGGGCGATTGTGTCGGTAACTTTCTACGGCTACGACGTAAGCGGTAACAAGGGCGTAGCGTGTGGCCTCAACAACATTATGAAGTTCAAAGACGACGACCATTTAGGCGGCAGAGTATCAGCCGAAAGCGACTTTGGCGATTTGGACGGCATCGACGATGAGGACGACGAAGATTTGTAAGATGCTTTTTTCTCTACGATAAAATGTTAATGTAGTAGTCCCCGGCGGTGGAAAGAGGAAGCCGCCGGGGTAATCAAACAACGAAGCGTATGAAAGAATTAGGCATAGACATCGAAACATATAGTAGCAACGACATAACCGAGTGTGGCGTTTACAAGTACGTGGAAGCCGAAGACTTTACCATATTGCTTTTTGCGTATAGCGTGGACGGTGGCCCGGTGCAATGCGTGGACTTTGCGAGTGGTGAAACTTTGCCGCCGGACATCAAGGCAGCACTAACCGACCCCGAGGTAATAAAGACCGCTTACAATGCAGCTTTTGAGCGTATTTGTATTGGCGTATATTTAGGTATCAAAGGACGGTTAGACCCGAGACAATGGCGATGTACGATGGTAAGAGCCGCCCGAATGGGTTTGCCGCTTTCGTTGGCACAATGTGGCGAAGTGCTTAAACTGGAAGACAGAAAGATGACAGAGGGTAAAGCCCTGATAAGATACTTTAGTGTTCCAAATAAGCAGACCAAACATGGTGTAACTAAGATGATCCGGCATAAGCCAAGCGATGCGCCCGAAAAATGGGAGACGTTCAAAGCGTACAATATCCGAGACGTGGAGGTAGAGCAAGCAATCTTAAAAAAAGTCAGGAGATTGGAAGTACCAGAGTTTGACGAAGATTTGTACACAGCCGACCAACACATTAACGACCGTGGCGTTATGATAGACCAAGTATTGGTAAACAATGCCGCCCGATTCGATGAGCTATACAAAGATGAGCTTTTCGCAGAAGCCCGAGAACTTACAGGCATGAGTAACCCGAACAGCCCCGGACAGATTAAACAATACATATCCGAGAACACAGGGTTTACTATTGATAGCCTCAACAAAAAGAATTTGGACGACTACGAGGTACAATTTAAGTATTGGCCCAAAGTGCAGAAAGTTTTGGCTTTACGTAGGGAAATGGGTAAGACTTCTAACAAGAAGTACACAACTATGCAAAAATGTGTCTGCAAGGATAGCCGAGTACATGGTTTGTTGCAGTTTTGTGGTGCAGCACGTACAGGCAGATGGGCAGGGCGTTTGGTGCAGTTGCAGAACTTACCACAAAACCATCTGGAAAGTCTGGATGATGCACGCTATTTGGTTAAGCAGGGTGATTTGGAAGAGTTTGAAATGAACTACGGAAACGTTACCCAAGTACTTAGCGAGTTGATACGTACCGCTTTCATAGCCAAGCCCGGTTGCACGTTCCACGTATGCGACTTTTCAGCGATCGAGGCACGTGTTATTGCATGGATAGCCGGGGAAACATGGGTATTGGACGCTTTCAGGGCAGGGCACGACATCTATTGTGAGACAGCAAGCAAGATGTTTGGCGTACCAGTCAAGAAACACGGCCCTAACGGAGATTTGAGACCGAAAGGCAAAGTAGCCGTTTTAGGTTTGGGCTATGGCGGCGGTGTAGCAGCTTTGGAAGCGATGGGCGGTAAGAAAATGGGGCTAACAGAAATTGAGGAAAAAGACATTGTTAGCAAATGGCGAGACAGTAACCCACATATCGTTAAGTTATGGCGTACCGTTGAGAAAGCGGCTATCATAGCCATTAAGACAGGAAAAAGCGTGCAGATACAACGAGGCATTATTATTAGTTATCGTTGGGGTATGTTACTAATTACCCTACCAAGTGGCAGGACTATTTGTTACCCACGTGCGGAGGTTGGAATCGAGACAAACGACGGTTGGCGAGGCGACCACGAAATTATCGAGTATGAGGGCGTAAACCAGAATACGAAGAAGTGGGGAAAGGTAAGAACCTACGGCGGTAAGCTAACCGAAAACATCGTACAAGCAACAGCACGTGACATATTGGGCACGGTGATACTTAGAGCCGAGGAACGAGGGTTAAACGTGGTGTTTCACATACACGATGAAATCATCGTAGAAGCAACGCCCGACCAAAAGCTATCAGACGTTGAGGCTTTGTTTAGCGAGCCTATAACATGGTGCAAAGATTTGCCGCTCAAAGGTGCAGGGTACACCACACCATACTATCTAAAAGATTAAACAATAAAGCAATATGGCAAAAAGCAAAACAATAGACATCAAAGTAGAATGGTACAAGGCGACCGAGGCCCCTAAAAAGAATGTGCCAATATATCTACTTTTCAAAGTTGGTAAGCGAAAATATCCGCTTTGCCGATTGGTGACATTTCACCATAGTAACGTCGTTCCGGCTGAATGTGATTGGGGCAAAGCCGAAACCCAGGAACCACAGTTACCTATCATGTGGACGTATGCAAGTCAAATCGAGCCGCTTATTACTGATGAAGTAGTAGCAGAGGCGAAATTTGCAGCGTGGGCATGGTATAAAGAAGATTAGTTAAACAATTAAAGCATATACAAAAATGGAAATACAGACAAGTAAGGCACTATCAGACGTGCAGCAATTCAGATACGAGTTATTGCAATGGTGTGGCAACGTGGAAGATGCGGAGAAAGCCAATACCTTTGTAATGGGTAAAGACGAAAAGCCAGTACAGGCGCAGTTACCAAAATCCGGCATAGAGGACGGCATCTATTTGGTACACGCCGACGGCAAAGCAACTTTGTTTGAACTGGAGTACACCAAAGACGATAACACGGATAGCGAGGTAGTGGCTATCGGTTTGAAAATGGGTAGCTTTGGCATTAAGATAGCTTTGCACGATGAGGCTAACGGCGATGGTATCACACTAACCACAAAGAGCAATAGCGATCTAAAAGCCGACCAAGATTATTATATCGACAAGTACGACGATGCAGTAGCAGACATGGACGGAGCAAGAAACACCAACCATTTGCGTAATATCCTGAATCCACAAATAAAGTTAGCTGATGATTGGTACATACCATCTTTAGGCGAATTGTACCGTATCTTTATCAACAAAAAGGCTATCAATGCAGCTTTGGAGTTTGCCAAGGGCGATAAACTGCAAGACCGTTGGTATTGGACTTCTACCGAGGGCAGTGCTACCAGCGCATGGTATCTGGGCCTCGGCGACGGTTATACGAACGGTTGGATCACTAAGGCCAGCGACACGCTCAGAGTTAGGGCAGTGTCAGCATTTATTTTTTAGTCCTTAATATTTTAGTTTTTAATCTTTAAGCACGGCGAAAGCCGTGCCATTATTCACCAATACCGCCAATTATGAAAAAGATGTACTGCAAAACGTGTCTATCATACGATCCTGATGAAGACAAACCCGGCTACGGAGTTTGTAAAATATCGGAGTGTGAGGTTTGCGAGCAGTGCCCCGGTTGCATAGATTGGCGGTATTTTAAGATTTGGTACTTATAATATGGTTATTCTTTCTTTATTCGACGGCATGAGTTGCGGACAAATTGCACTAAGGGAATTGGGCGTAACGATTGATAAATACTATGCAAGCGAGATAGATAAGTTTGCAATCCAAAACACGATGGCGAATTTTCCCGACACCGTGCAATTAGGCGATGTTAGACAAGTGGACGCTAAAAGTTTGGGTAAAATTGATTTGCTAATAGGTGGCAGCCCATGCCAGTGTTTTAGTTTTGCCGGAAAACGTGCAGGAATGAGTACCAAAAGCAAAGAACAAATCGAGACCTTAACAAGGTATCTGGAATTAAAACAACAGGGCTTTGAGTTTGAGGGGCAAAGTTACTTATTTTGGGAGTACGTCAGAATACTTAACGAGCTACGAGAGACAAACCCAAACATCTTATTTATGCTTGAAAATGTTGAAATGGGCAAGCGATGGGAGGCGGTTATTAATGAGGCTTTGGGTATCGTAGGCGTTCATATAAATAGTGCTTTGGTATCAGCACAAGTTAGAAAACGTATCTATTGGACTAACATCAAATTGGCGCAGTGTGATTTATTCGGTTTTCCTCATAGCGCAATACCACAGCCGACAGACCGACGCATATTTATAAAAGACATCTTACAGGATGAAGTCGATGAAAAATATTTCCTTAGTCCTGAATATGTAGAAAAGTTATTAGCATACAACAAACGTCAGGAGGAACACGGCAACGGCTTTAAGGCTATTTTCCATAAGGAAACAGACAAAATGTGTACATTGACAGTGGGGGGGGCGTAGTGTGAAAGACTTAATTTGTGTAGCCCAAAGGGGCAGATCATACCGAGGCGAGCCACAACATTTTGAGGAAAGCCCAAACCCCGGTAAGACCAACTGTTTAACGACAGTGGCAAAAGATAATTTGATAATGCAACGACCACGAGGCAAAAACAAAGGTGCTATTAATACCGAAAAGTCGCCTACGTTATCCGCTAATTCGTGGCAACAAAATAATTTATTAGTGAGCAAGCCAAAAGACGGAATCAGGCAGATAAACCCGAGCCGTGAAAGTGGAGGCACACAGCCATACCAACAAAACCGAGTTTATGCAGCTGATGGCAAAAGCCCGGCTTTGATGAACGGACACGGAGGGCAGACGATTAACGCCTTAGTGGGGCTGCAAGTCAGACGATTAACGCCGACAGAGTGCGCCCGACTGCAAACTATACCAGAGTGGTATAAATGGGAAGTATCAGAAACACAACAATACCGTATGTTGGGCAATGGTTGGACGGTAGAGGTTATAAAGCATATACTTTCATTTTTACCCGATCATCTTAAAAAGTAAAACAACATGGCAGAAGATTTCAGATATATAAGATTTAAAGTTATTAGGGCGAGCGACCTAAAAGAACTTTTCAGGCAGTTGGACGATGAGCTACGACCATTTGAATTAGTGGTACACCCACCAGTAGGCAAAATCGGTGTGCGCCCGGTAACTATCAAGGCGAACAGCGAGGAAGATGCTAAGTACTTTAAAGGTATCTTAGATAAGTTATCGTATGAATCTTTAGAAAGATTGACGTATGGCACAGATAAAGTTAAACAATGATTTCCCGATCGACATAGCAACAGCCCATAGCCGTATAGCAAAGAAGTGGAAGAACAAAGCGACCACATGGGCGAAGTTGGTAGAGCGATGCAGCGAAACAAAGCGAACCACGGAAAGCGTAAGCGAGTACGCAAAGATGAGCAGGGAGGAGCAAAGCAGCATCAAGGACGTGGGCGGTTTTGTCGGTGGCTACCTATCAGGTGGAACACGAAAGACCGCTAACGTGATGTGGCGAAGTATTGCCACGCTTGATATTGACTACGGTACACCCGACCTTTGGGATGAGTTCACGTTAAACTTTGACTTTGCGGCGATGCTTTACAGCACACACAAGCACACGCCGGAAAACCCACGCTATCGTTTGGTGTTCCCATTGAGCCGTCAGGTACGCCCGGATGAATACGAGCCACTTTGCAGGATGATAGCAAGCAAACTTAATATTGAGGTGTTCGACGATACCACCTATCAGTTAGCGAGATTGTTTTATTATCCATCTACAAGCAGAGACGGCGAATATGTGTTTGAATATCAAGACGGAAAGGCGTGCAACGTTGATGAGTTCCTAAAGCAGTACCACGACTATAAAGATGTGGCACTTTGGCCAGTGTCGAGCCGAGAGGGTGACATCATCGTACACGAATTGAAAAAGGTAGGTGATCCAACCGAAAAGCCCGGCTTAATCGGTGCTTTTTGCCGTGCCTACTCAATAGAGGATGCAATCGACACGTTTCTACCTGATGTGTACGAGAAGACCGCCCACGATGGGCGATACACCTACATTAATGGTAGTGTAGCGGCAGGTTTGGTTTGCTATGAGGGTAAGTTTGCGTACAGCAACCACGAAACAGACCCGGCGAGTAAGCAGCTTTGCAACGCTTTCGACCTTTGCCGAATACATCTATATGGTGTGCAGGATGAGGGGACGAAGATAACAGACAATACACGTTTGCCGTCGTACCTGAAAATGCAGGATTTCGTAGCCAGGGACAAAAAGGTAAGAATCTTACTTACTAAGGAACGGCAGGGCCAGGCCGATGATGATTTTGCCGACATCGAAGCAGAGGAAGCCGGGGACAGCGCAGTATCTGAAAACGCCGACAAGTGGATGGCTGAATTAGACTTTGACAAGAAAGGCAGCATCAAATCAACGGCAAGCAATATTATTGCTATTCTGGAGAACGACCCAAGATTGAAAAACCATATATGGCAAAATCTGTTTAATGGGTTTAACTACATAACAGGTGGTTTGCCGTGGAACGCCGAGGCGACACAATGGGGCAATACTGATGATGCAAATCTAAGGATATACTTAGATGAAAAGTACGGAGTGACCGGAAAGGACAAAATCAAAGATGCTTTGGTGGCAGTCGTTACACGTCACAGAGTACACCCAATACGTGATTACCTCAATAGTCTTACATGGGATGGCGTGCCACGCTTAGACCGCCTAATTATCGACTACGTAGGTGCAGAAGATAATGAGCTAAACAGAGCTATGACACGTAAGCACTTTACGGCGGCGGTAGCAAGAGTGATGAACCCAGGATGCAAGTATGATTATTGCCTGATTATTGCCGGAGCCGAGGGTATCGGTAAATCTACGCTTTTCAATGTAATGGGCGGCGATTGGTTTAGCGATAGTTTGGTAACGATGGAGGGTACAAAAGGTATGGAGCAAGCCCGGAACGGTTGGGTTATCGAGTTACCGGAGTTGGGCAGTATCAAGCGGTCAGACGTTGAGCAGGTGAAAGCCTACATAAGCCGTCAGAATGATATGTACCGCCCGGCATACGGCAGCGTGATGGAATCCCACCTGAGACAATGCGTTTTTTGTGGTACGACCAATGAAACATATTTCTTAAAGGGCGAGACTGGAAACCGCCGTTTTTGGGTAATTGAGGTTGATGCTAAGTACAGAAAGTACCCCGATTTCCGTGCGGCTTTGCAAGCCGATCGTAACCAGTTATGGGCAGAAGCCGTGCAACGATATAAGGACGGTGAGAAATTGGCTTTGTCGGATAGTCTGGAGGAAGCAGCCAAGAAACGACAGCAGCAATTTAACGACAATTGCGACGACCCATTACAGGGTTTAGTACAGGAGTTTTTGGATATGAAGCTACCGACCGACTGGAATACGTGGGACTTAAACCGCCGCCGGGCATACATAAAGAACCCCGACCCATTGGATGAAACAGGTGTAGAAATACGTACCAAGGTGTGCGCCGCTGAATTTCTTTGCGAAATGATGGGCATCAACATTTCAGATAAAGGGTATAAGTACGAAGCACGTAGGGTTAATAAGGTATTGGACGATTTAGGTTGGCTAAAATTATCGTCTGCAAGATTTCCGATATACGGAACACAAAGGGCATTTAGCAGACCAGAAGAAGACGGCGACGAAAGCGACCTATAAGGCATGAAGACGTAAACAAAGAAAATGTAAACGAAGTTGTTTACAGGGCTATAAAGGCAGAAACGACAAAAAAGGAAAAGTAAACAAAAACAATAGATAGTTTATTTGTTTACACCTTTGTTTACACCTTTGTTTACGTCTAAAGTACTGAATATCAATATACAACTATATATGTAAACAATGTAAACAATAAAATATGGTATAAGTAGAATAGTAGTGTTATATATACTATATACCTATATAAACTATATATTTACCCACATACGTACACGTATATAGAAAAGTTGAAAATTAAATGTTTACAGGGTGAAAGTTGAAAATATGAAGAAGTTAGAAACAATAACACGCCACGCCGAGGTATCGGAAAAGGCGATAGAAAAATATTTGGTGCAAGAGGTGAAAGCCATTGGCGGCATTTGCCTCAAATACTCAAATGCAAACATGGTGGGTTATCCTGATAGAGTGGTATGCCTACATGGTGGTAAGGTTGTTTGGGTGGAGTTGAAAAGTAAAGGCAAGAAACCAACGAAAATACAAACCATAAGACAAAATGAGTTGGTGAGCATGGGGCACGAAGTCTATACAATCGACAACAAACAGATGATCGACGAATTAATTAAAGTTTGGAGGGCAGAACAATGAAGTACAGACCATACGATTACCAGAAAACAGCGATGCAGTGGATATTAGACCACCCACGATGCGGTTTGTTTTTGGATATGGGTTTAGGTAAGACGGTATCGACCTTAACGGCAGTACAACAATTGATGGACGATTGCGAGGTTAGCCGTACTTTGGTGGTAGCACCGAAAAAGGTAGCCGAAACAACATGGACTACCGAGGCAGAAAAGTGGGATCATTTGCAAAGTCTGAAAGTGGCAAAGGTGATGGGCACAGAGAAGCAGCGTAATTTGGCATTGGCATCTAAAGCGGACATCTACGTTATCGGGCGTGATAGTTTCGTTTGGTTAGTTGGTAAGTATGGCGGTCAGTTGCCATTTGATGTGTTGGTGATTGATGAGCTAACGAGTTTCAAATCTTCTAAGTCAAACCGATTTAAGGCGATGCGTACAGCCATACCAACAGTTAATCGAGTTATCGGACTTACAGGAACGCCAGCACCCAACGGACTGATAGACCTATGGGCACAAATGTACTGTATAGACATGGGCGAGCGTTTAGGCAAGAGTGTAACAAAGTATCGTGAAACTTACTTTGAGACCCACAAATGGAACAACGTAATAGTACGTTGCGACATCAAAAAAGGGTGTGAGGACGTCATCAAAAACAAGATTTCTGATATTTGCCTATCAATGCAAGCAAAGGACTATTTGCAGTTGCCGGATATGATCACCCACGAAACCAAACTTACTTTGTCGCCAAAGGTGATGGAAGCATACAACAAGTTTGAGAAAGAAAAGGTTTTGGAGTTTACCGAATTGCATACCGGGGAAAATGCCAATATCTTAGCAAATAGTGCCGCCGGGCTGATGAATAAGTTAAGCCAGTTTGCCAACGGTGCAATATACGATGAGGCTAAAGACGTACACGAAATACACGATGAGAAGTTGGATAAGTTAGCTGAGATCGTGGAAGCTGCAAACGGCAATCATGTGTTAGTCTTCTATCAGTTTAAGCATGATGTAACACGTATCACAAAGAAACTGAAAGGCTATACCGTCAAGTCATACGAGGGTGAAAAGGAGTTGAGAGAGTGGAACGCCGGAAAGATAGACGTACTATTGGCCCACCCGATGAGCACGGCGTTTGGCTTGAATATGCAGCAAGGTGGGCACTATATCGTATGGTTTGGCACAGGTTGGAATCTGGAATTATACCAACAAGCCAACGCACGATTACACCGACAGGGACAGCAGTACCCAGTACAGGTGTATAAGTTGATTTGTGCCAACACCGTAGATGAAAGAGCCAACACGGCATTAAGTGGTAAGCAGGGCGTACAGCAATCTTTGTTGGATGGCCTCAACTATCTTGTAAGGAAGTATCATGCAACAATAACTATCAAAGATGAATATTAGAATATGGCAAAGGATAAAGACTATATAAGGCTGATACATACGGCCAAGTGGCTACGATTGAGACGTGACAAACTCAACGATACGCCACTATGCGAGAGGTGCGAAGAATTGGGCAGAGTGACAGCAGCCACCGAGGTACACCACGTTATCCCGGTTGAGGATGGACTAACAAGGCAGGAAAAAGAACGCCTGATGTTTGATTACTTTAACCTCAAAGCCCTATGCCACGATTGCCATGTTAAGGTACATACGGACATGGGCAGGTGTGGCAAAGTTCAAGCAAAGAACCGAGCCAAAGAGCACCTGAAAAGATTTGTGAATAAATTTTTGAAATAGCAGAGATATGAAACACAAGGGTGGAAATGTTTATGGCTCAATCTACGAGCGTAAGCGTAAGAATGGCGGTATATCATATACGGCAGAGATACAGTTTCAAGGTCAGACCATGAGACGAACAAGCAAAGATAAAGCTAAGTTGGAAGAATGGAAAGACAGTATTTGCAACAAACTGAATAGCGTGTTAGATAGATACAACGCTGAATTAGGTGAGCAATTGGCGGTGGTGAAAAACAAGCTATATGCCGAAATGATGGATAGAGCAAAAGCCATTATGGACAAAGCCAAGTTATTTGATTTGCGAAATAAGGTTTGTGCCGGGTCAATAGGACTTAGACCAAAGACGTACTTTCAGACGTACTTAGCCAGAAGCAACGCAAATGGCTTGATAAAGATAGGAAAATCTAAAGACATACATACACGTATGCAGGTACTTAGTACAAAGAAAGTGCAGCTTATAGGCTATGTAGATAGAGACATCGAAGTACATTTGCATAGTGTGTATAATGCCAAGAGAGTACAAGGAGAATGGTTTAGATTGTCCGATGAAGAAGTGGACGGAATCATAAAGACTTTCGGGTTTGAGACCCCGGGGGTACTTTTTATTTCGGGTAGTGGTGTTGGCTAAACCTCACCAACCCCCTTTTCCACACGTGAGCCGATTTTTGGGCCGTGGGGGATTTTGCACAGATGCAAAGCCCCGGCATAGTTGGCACGATATAAAAACGCCCACGTGTGTAGGTTAATAATAAAAAGCAATATTTATGAAGTTTGGAAACCAAGATGGCACAGGCTTTGGATTTGGCAGCTTTGGCACAGGTCAGACCCAAGCCCCCCCACCCGATGAGGTGGAGCCGGAAGAAACCACAGCCGAGACAACCGCCCAGGCAAAGCGAGCGCACAGACGTACAAAGGAGTGTACCGAGTTATCGCAACGCTACGAGTACCGCCGGGCATTTAGTGAGGTCAAGTTATTGGAGGCAATGCAGTACGTCAAGCTGCAAGATCATACCACCTACAATTTTATCACCGCCGGGGACGTGGATAGCCTTAGTTACCTGAAAGTGGTGCTTAATCAGCATGATTTGGACTATTGTTTGTTATCTACATGGTGCATGGCGGCAGAGGATATTTTGCAGGTACGGCAATGGTACGAGCAAGGGCGCATTAAGAAACTTGATATGTATTTGGGTGAGATATTCCCGGGCAGCTATAAGATTGAATGGCAGATGGTACAAAAGTTCTATCAGGACCACCCAGAGGCAGGACGTGCCGCAGTATTCAAGAACCACAGCAAGATATACGCAGGGTGCAACTACGATGAGGGCTTTTATTTCGGCATACAGACAAGCGCAAACATTAACACTAACCCAAGAACGGAGCAGGGAAGTATAACAGTTGATAAGGGACTGTTTGAGTTTTACAAAGACTACTTCGACGGCATCCGCTCATTTGAAAAGTAACGCAGCATGGAAGAAAAGAAACAAAAGTTTTTGGAGGCTTTGGCGCAGGGCTACGGCATCATAGCCACAGCGTGTGAGGCGATAGGCATAGGGCGCAGTACTTATTACCGATGGTACAACGCAGACCCAGAGTTTAAGGAGAAAGTGGACGAGATCACCGAGACGCAGGTAGATTTTGTCGAAAGCAAGTTGATGCAGTCGATAAACGCTAACGACACAACGGCTATTATCTTCTATCTGAAGACCAAGGGCAAAAAGCGAGGTTACAGCGATAAGGCGCAGCCGAAGACCGCCGACCCATTGCCAGTTAGCCAGACTTTGCCGGAGCCATCCACAGAGGAAGACAACAAGAAGATAGCCGCCAAGATTAAGAGTAAGAAAGCGTATATCGTGAAGTTGCTAAAGAAGCAAGGCAAATATACCGCCGAACTTACATACCAAGTGGATATTACGGCTAAGTTGTTGGTACGTGCCGACATTTTGGGCAATGAGATCATGGCAGACGGGCACCAGGCCGTAAACGTGGAGTACAGCCGAGAGGGTAACGAACGCAAGACGATCGACCCGAAAGAAAAGCTATATATCGAGTTGTTGCAGCAGGGACAGAAAGCGTTAAGGGCTTTGGGCATGAACACCGAGAGCAAGGAACGAAAGAGCGACAACGATAGTTTTAACGACTTTATGGCAGCGATGCAGGAGGGCGACGAATGACAGAGGAAGAAAAAGAAAGATTTCGACAACTGAAAGCCGAGGTATCGGAGCAGTTGCGGCAGGGGCGCAGTACATACGCCGACCGTTACCGCCGTGCGCTTATTGAAACAGATAAGCGTATCGGCGATTATGTGTTTGGAGTGATAGACCACCCGGACGCACACAACCTGTATGAGATATTGGGAGTAAGACGCTTTTTGCAGTTGCTTGATAAGTACGATTGGAAGCCAAAGCGAGTAAAGCGTTTTTTCAGGTTTTACGAGGCTTTGCGGTTTAGTGGCATTCGAGGGCGCACACGCTATAAGCTAACCCCGGTGCAGGCCTACCAGTTTGCAAATATCTACGGCTTTGCCAGAGACGATGGGCGCAGACTGATACGTACCGCCTACCTATTCGTGCCCCGAAAGTTCAGTAAAACGACATCGTGCGCAGCTTTGGCGGTTTATGATATGCTTTTCGGTGACAACAACGCCCAGGCATACGTAGGCGCAAATAGCTACGATCAGGCGAAAATCTGTTTTGATGAGATACGAAACATCATGTTTGATATTGACCCAAAGGAAAAGCACTTTAGGGTTAATCGTGAAAAGATTACTTTCAAAGACCGTGGACGTGATAGCCTCATACAATGTTTGACGGCCAACGCCAAAACCAAAGATGGTTTGTTTGCCTCATTGGTGATAATGGACGAGTACGCCCAAGCCCGAAACACGGCAGGTAAGAACGGCGCAGACCTCAAAAACGTATTGACTACCTCAATGGGTCCAAGGCGTGAGCCACTAACAATCATTATCACCACGGCAAGCGATGTGGTAGATGGTCCATTTGCCCACGAACTTGACGGAGTGATGGCAGTACTACGAGGTGAAGCGGAAAGCGACACCATGTTTGCATCTATCTTCATGCCTGATGTGGACGATGCAGAGGACAGCCCGGAGACGTGGGCAAAGGTTCAGCCACATTTGGGTATCACGGTGCAACCGGACTACTACGAAAATGAGTATCAGACCGCCCAGTTATCAGCCGAAAATATGTTGGCTTTTCGCACGAAATTGCTTAATATTTTCACGATAAACGACGAAAAAACGTGGTTTACCCACGAAAAGGCAAAAGAATTATTGGGCAATTTCTGTATAGATCAGGTGCAGGGCCGCCCAGATTGTGCCGTGGCGTTTGATTTGTCGGTGCATGATGATTTCAGTGCAGTATCTTATACCGTGTACCTATCGGGCAATAAGAAGTTTTACACGCATACTGATTACTATTTCCCGGAGGGAGCGTTAAAAGGGCATCCCAACGAGCAGCTTTATAGACTTTGGAACGAAAAAGGGTATCTTATTTTCTGCAAAGGGCAGAAGATAGACACGGCGATGATTACCGAGGATATATTACGACGCAGTAAGTTGGTTAATATTATCCGTATTGGCTACGATGCTTACAAGGCACAGGAGCTAACGAGTATCTTAAAGTCAGTTGGAGCGAGGAACGTGCTAACCCCATTTAGTCAGACCTACGGAAACTTTAACCTACCAGTCGAAAGTTTTGAGATGCTTGCATGGAGTGATCCGGTAAAGATAGAGTTTAACGACAACCCTATTAACGCTTTCTGTTTGGAAAATTGCGTGATAGATACCGACAATCTGGAGAACAAAAAGCCGCTCAAAGTGTCACAATACCGCAAGATAGATGGGGCGATTACAATGCTAATGACTTTGGGTTTGCTATACACATTTGAGAGGTAATTTGCAAGTTTTTAGAACATAAAAATATTTAATAAAATAATAATTTTGCCACGATGTGCCAAGGTGTACCACGATGCACCAAGGCACATTTTTTTTGCTCATTTTTGCTTTGTATCTTTGGGGCTAAAAAGTATAATTATATATGGGTATTTGGCAAAACATAGTAAAATTTTTCAGCCGTAGCACCGATGCAGAGGGCGCAGTTAGCGAACCACGGACACCAGGGCCACGTACCGGAGACTATACCCAGTTTTTTAACTTTTTCGGTACAGGCAATACCGCTTTGTCGGTAGCCACTGTTTACCGATGTGTGCAGTTACTTAGTGAAAGTGTAGCTAATTTGCCATTTTTGTATATGAGATTGAAAGACGGCATTTTCGTGGAGGACACGAATAGCCGTTTGCATTATCTTCTAACAGTACAGCCGGACTTTACAAAGTCGGCGTTTGACTTTTGGAAAGAAGCCGTAGAAAATGTGTTGTTAGAGGGTAATGCTTACATCGTACCAGTGTACAACAGGGCTACTTTGGAGATAGACCGTTTGGTTTTGTGTGGGCGCAATACCGTAAACCACGATGTGTATAACGATACCTACATGATTACCGATACCATCAACGGTATATGTGGGGTTTACGATGAAAGCGAGATCATCCACATTAAGGGGCATACAAGCAACGGCAAGCACGGCGTTAGCGTACTGGAATATGCAAGGCAGACGTTAGACATAGCATTAACCGGAGACCGGGAGACGCTTAAACGATTTGCCAATGGTGGTAATGTTAGGGGTATCGTAAGCAACGATAAGACTACTACCGGGTTTGGCGAGTATCAGGACAAGGAATTGGAGAAGACCGCCGAAAACATAGATAGTCGTTTTCAGAGTGGCGAGCGCATAGTTAGTTTGCCCGGTCAGGTGGACTTTAAGCAAATTTCGCTTTCTTCTACTGATATGCAGTTTTTGGAGAGCCGCAAGTTTACGGTACGAGACATTTGCCGTTTCTTTGGCGTGCATCCATCTTTTGTTTTTGACGATACAAGCAACAATTACAAGTCGGCTGAAATGGCGAATGTGGCGTTTTTGAGTAATACGCTAAACCCACTTTTGCGCAATATCGAAAATGAAATGTTGCGTAAGTTAATCGCCCCTACCCTATGTTGCAAACGTAAATTTGAGTTTGACCGCAGAGGACTTTACGCAAGCGATTTGGATAGCAAAGTTAAGTATCAGGCGGCAACGATCGCCGCAGGTATTTATACGGTTAACGATTGGCGCAAGGTGGAGAACCGCCCACCTATCGAGGGCGGCGACAAGGTTTTAGTATCGGCAAATCTTAGAGATATTGCCAACGAGACCGCCGTTAATAACGCACCGGAGCCAAAGAAAACTAAAAAGGACGATAAAAATAAAGATGGAGACCAAGACGATGAATAAAGATACAATCATAAGACGGTGTTTGTGTACTCCTACCGAGTTACACGTTAGAGAGGCAGCAGAGGGCGAAGCACCGAGCCGCACAATAACTGGATATGCCATATTGTTTAACGTACCGTCGGCCCCATTGTGGAGCGACGAAGATAGCGAGGCCCGGGAAGTGATAGCCCCGGAAGCCGTTACAAAAGAACTCTTAGACGGCCAAGACATCAAAATGACGATGTTTCACAATCGCCAATTGATTTTGGCAAGAAGCAATAAGGGCGGCGGTACACTTTCGTACACAGTAGATGAAAAGGGCGTGGCTTTTGAGTTTGATGCACCTAATACCGTGGACGGCGACAAGGCTTTGGAATTGGTACGCCGTGGCGACATAAGCGGTTGCAGTTTTGCGTTTTCAACACGCTACTATGATAGCGATTTTGTAGAGCGTCAAAGCAAAGTAGCGGCTAACGGCATTAACAATATTACCTATCGTGTCAAAGCGATTACAGGTATCTTTGACTTTACGTTGGCGGCTGATCCGTATTACCCAGATACGAGCGTGGAGGCAAGAGAGTTTACCGATGAGTTGAAGCGAGAGCAGAAGACCCCGGAGCCTCAACCACAGACAAGCGAGCAGAAAGAAAAAGCGTTAAAGCAGTTGCGTGAAATGCGCCACGCTGCAAAACGCAGTTTAGTATAACATTTAATTTTTAATTTTTAATTTTCAGACATGGACAAAAAGACAAAGAAAACAATTAACGTTCGTGAGCTGATTAACCAGTATCAGCAGAATTGCGACCGCATCACAGAGATTGCGGACGTATGCGAGGAAGAGCAGCGTGAGCGCAACGAGGCAGAGAACACCGAATTTGAAACCCTCATGCGTGAAAATCAGTTGTTGCAAATGAAGATGCAGGCGGCAACCGCCGAGCATTTGCGTGAAAATCCAAACGCCCAGGAAGACGCAATTAAGATTATCCGTGAAAACGCCGCATCCGGTCAGCGTACCGAAATCATGCTTTTGCGTGATATGATGATGGTGCAGGACGTGGCAAAGGGTGCAATCGTGCCGCTTAACGTTCAGGACATTTTGAAACCTTTGCAGGAGGGCTTTATTTTGGATAAGGTAGGTTTGCCAATGCCAACAGGTTTGGCAGGTGACTTTGTTTGGCCTATGTACGAAATGGTTGAGGCAGAGTTAGCAGGTGAGGGCGCAGAACTTAGCGACACCAAAATACCTTTCAGCAAAATGACCGCCGCACCGGAGCGTATGGGTATTGCCATCCCGGTAACTAACCAGTCGCTCAACCAGTCGCAGGGACTTTTGGAAATGATCGTGCGTGAGGTTATGCCGCTTGCAATCCGTCTTCTTTTGAACAAAATCGTTTGCGGCGTAAATAAGGTTAATGGTGCTACTAATTTGGTAGGCCCATTTGTGGCACTCAAAGACAATCCGGTATTGCTTTCAGCCGTTCCAACCTTTAACGAACTTAACATGATGAAAGCCGCAGTACTTGAAACAGGTATCGACGGCAGCAACCTTTGTTGGGTAATGACAAAGAGCATGGAGGCAATTTTGGAGGGCACACCAATCAACGAAAAGGGTATTTTCTTACCTACGATTCAGAACGATACCCTTTGCGGTTTGCCAGTGTACACGTCAAATGTTATCCGTGACACTAAGGTATCATACCAGAAGTATAGCGGCACAGCGTGGGCGGCAGCAGAAGACTTTGACCCACAGAAGGCCACCGCTAAGTACACCGTGACAAGTGCCGACGATGTTAAGAACATTTCGGGCATGAAGTCAGGCGACTATGTTAAGATTATCGCAGGTACGGAGTTTATCGGTTTGGGTGATTGGCGGTATCAGCCTATGGGTATGTTTGGTACTTTGCGCTTTATCGTCGATCCATACAGCAAGGCACGCAAAGATAGCGTAGATTTCGTGCTCAACACGGACTATGCTACTAAGACAATTCGCCCAGAGGCCTTTAAGTTGGGCAAAGTCGGCGGTAAGAAGTAATCACAATTTATAAAGTTATAACGTTATGGCAGTAGTGAGTTTGGCACTTTTTAAGAAGCACGTAAGGGCTGATGATTTCGCCGATGATGACGAGTATTTGCAGCATCTATTAGATACAGCGGAAAGCGTAGTTATCACGGCGACCAATAGAACCCAAGAGGAATTGGCGCAGATGGGTAACGGACATGATGTACCTACCCCCATAAAACACGCTATAATGATGTTGGGCGCACATTGGTACAATCAGCGTGAAAGTGTGAGTAGCGTGCAGATGCACGCCGTGCCTGATTCGCTACAAGCCTTAATTAAACCCTATCGGAAATTAGCGGAATGAGAGCAGGAGAAATGAAATATCGTTTGCAGTTGTTGAAGCCTACGGCGACAACAAACGACTACGGCGAGGAAGCGATAACCTACGAGCCTATACGCACAGTGTGGGCAGAGAGGAAGAAGCAGAGCGGAAACCGTAGCGAGGAAGTGGGCGAACATTTCCCCGACTATCGAGCCGAATTTAATGTGAGGGACGCACACCCAGTTAAAGAAAACTGGAGGGTGCAGCAGTTGGGTGGCTATCTTTATACGGTAGTTGCCATCATCCCAAACATTGATAGGGGTATGAACACTTTAGTTTGTGAACGAGTAAACGAGTAATCAAGTTATGGCAAATCAATACGACGATACGCAGTTGCAGAAGTTGTTTACCGAAATGGACGTTAAACACCGAAAGCGAGCCTTAAAAGGTGCTTTCAGGCGAGAGGCGAACCAAGTAAGGCGAACAGCTATTAACAATTTGCGCAGCTCATTACATAGCAACCGAGATTTGGAAAAAGGTATTAGGGCTATCGTATTTAAAAAAGCCGCCGGATTTCGTGTTACTATCGGCACGAAGAAAGCCAACCGAAAAACTGGAAAGGGCGAAAAAGGTATGCACATCAATCGCCAGGGACTAAAGAAACCTGTTTTGATATGGGCAGAGGGTGGAACGGAGCAACGAAAGACCAAGACCAAAACAAGGGTTTTTGTCAGGGAACGCCGGGGCCACAATACCGGACGCATGAAACGATATGGCTTTATGCGTAAGACCCAAACAGACGTTAGGGACAAGGTAACGGCAGATTTGCGTAACGAGATAGTAGAAAGTGTAACTAAGACTGCAAATAAGTATGGCTGCAAATAAAACATCATTAAGCGCAGGTAGCATTATCCGTGATATGCTTTTGCAAGACCCGGAGGTAGCGAAGCATACTAAAAAGGTTTTCCCAGTTGCTACGGACACGGCGGTTTTGCCGTACATACTTTATCGCCGTGCCTCAATCGAGCAGAACCCGACAAAGGCAGGTTACCCCGGAGCCGATACCGTGACGATCGAGGTTATTTGTTATACCGAGAAGTACGGTGAGGGCGTGGAATTAGCCGAGGCAGTAAGGGCAGCTTTGGACGGCAAGCAAGGCGAAAAGGACGGTTTAGTTATGCGTAGTTGTGTATTGACTGATGGCGAAGAGGGCTACGATAGTGATGCCTATGCGCAGCAGTTAGTTTTTAACATTAAAATTTAGTAAGATATGAGTTATTGCAATGGTAGTAATATGTTGCTTTATTTAGGTGAAGATGCTTTCGGACATTGTACCACCCACACGGCAACTATGAACAGCGAGACCAAAGACCGTGCAGTTAAGCCAGCAGCAAGCAAGGCCAAGACTAACGGAATGTGGAAAGAAAAGGGTGTAACGGGTTTGTCTATTGCCATTTCAGCCGAGGGCCTTATCTACGATGGTGAGACCGAAGCAAGCTACCAAAAGATGTTGGCAGCGTGGAAGTCAGGACAGCCAGTTAAGATTAAATGTATGCAGAGAGGTGAAAGCAAAAAGCCATATTTGGCAGGTAGCTTTATCATTTCTTCTTTGGAGCGAACCGACCCGGCGCAGGACGATAGTACTTATACTATCAATCTTGACAACAACGGCGAGCCGGACACACTCGACGAAACGGCGTTTACCGATAGTGCCGTGGCGGCATCCGAAGACCATGCAGTATAACCCAGTTAATTAAGTTCATATATGAAAAAGGTTGAGATTAAAATTGGTAACGAGGTTTTCCCATGCCGTCAGACAATGGGCGCAATGCTTAGATTTAAGCAGGAAACAGGGCGAGAGGTTACAGAAATCGACGCTACAAGTTTCACCGATATTTGTACGTTCCTTTGGTGTTGCATCGTTTCAGCATCCAAGGCAGACGGCAAGAAATTCAAACTTTCTTTGATGGACTTTGCCGATAGTGTCAGCCCGGAAGATATGAACGAATGGGCTAAAGCTATGGGCCAGGCCAATGAGGAAGATGCCGAGACCGATGCAGACGAAAAAAAAAGTTTGCAATAAATGAAGTATTGGGCTTTGCTTTAGGTTGCATACGTCTTTCATACGATGATTTTTGTAGGCTAACGCCTGATGAATTTAACAGCGTATGCAAAGCGTACTTAGACCAAGAGCAAAGCCAATACAAAGATAATTGGGAGCGTATGCGTATGTTGGCGTGCATAACTATTCAGCCGCACGTTAAGAACAAACTAACGCCTCAGAAGCTATTACCGCTTTCGTGGGATAATCGTAGGAAGTCAAATAAAGCAAAGGCAGAACACATTACAGCCAAGGAAGCGGAGGAAAAGAGAAAACAAATTATCGCCTTATTGGGTGACAAATATTAAAGACTATGGCAGGTAAAAGTACTATATCCATAACGTTCAAATTGGACGGAGACGGTAAGGGGTTTAAAGACCTTTCGCAAAATGCGGACGGCCTTAAACAAGCCATGACCGCCGCTATTGTGGAAGCCGACAAACTCAAATCGTCGTTGATCAACTGGAGCCAGGGCGTACAGGCTTTGGGCGCAGTATCTAACGCCGTCAGTCAGCTAAATGGTACTTTGCAAGATATTACCGCCGATAGTAGAGCCTTTGGCGCAGCTATGAAAGCCGCTAACACGATGGCAGGCAAGAACGCCGAGGGCTTTGCGAACCTCAAAGGACAGGTAGCCGATTTATCCAAGACTTTGCCTATTGCACGTGATGAACTCGCAAACGGCTTATATCAGGTAATCAGCAATGGTGTGCCCGAAGATAATTGGATAGACTACCTTAACAAGTCGGCTAAAGCATCCGTGGGCGGTATTGCTGATTTGGGCGAGACCGTAAAGGTAACATCTACTGTTATCAAAAACTATGGTTTGGCATGGGACGCAGCCGAAAGCGTACAGGACAAAATACAGCTCACGGCGAAAAATGGTGTAACCTCATTTGAGCAGTTAGCCCAGGCACTGCCAAGAGTGACCGCCAACGCCTCAACATTGGGCGTAAGTGTCGATGAACTTTTGGCAAGTTTTGCAACGCTTACAGGTGTTAGCGGTAATACTAACGAAGTTGCAACCCAGATGGCGGCAATCTTTACCGCTTTGGTTAAGCCGTCAAGCGAGGCAACCGAAATGGCGGAAAAGATGGGTATTGAGTTCAATGCCGCATCTATCAAAGCCGCCGGAGGTTTACGTAACTTCTTAACCCAGTTGGACGCATCCGTTAAGGAGTATGCCGCCGCTAATGGTGTATTGGAGCAAGAAGTTTATGCCAAGTTGTTTGGTAGTGCCGAGAGTTTGCGAGCATTGACACCGCTTACAAATCAGTTGGCCGAGAAGTTCAGCGAGAACGTGGACGCAATGGCAAATAGTGCCGGAACCATCAACGCCGCCTACAATGAAATGAGTAGTACAGGCAGCGCAACCACGCAAATGCTGAAAAACCAATTAGGCGCAATAACTGATGTGGTAGCCGGGTTTGTCGGCGGAGCGATGCCAATACTTAGTTTTACCTCACAGTTGGGTATAACCGCTATGAGTATTACAAGTTTGGTTAAGACCCTTAAAGCCCTGAATATCCAACAAGGCATTTTAACGTTACGTTCAAAGGCAGGTGGTGCGGCAATGCTTTTGTTTGGGCTTAATGCAAGCCGATCGGCGGCGTTTACACGTGTCTTTAGCGCAGCTTTGAAAAGTGGTGCATATTCGGCAACCGCTTTCAAAATTGCCCTTAAAGGTTTGATGATTACCACGGTGGTAGGTGCTGCAATCGTAGCGGTAACATCTGTTATCGAATATTTCGTTAATAAGACCGATGAGGCTACCGACAAAACCAACGAGTTTAGCGAAGCCGAAGACGCTTACAAGAACGCAGCGGCAAATACTAAGGTTGAGTTAGACAAAGAGATTAAGGCTTTGGGCGACCTCATTACCGCTAAAAAGGACACCACCGACGCAGTAAACCACCTTAACGCCGTATATGGTGATTTGTTCGGGAGCCATAAGACAGCATCCGAGTGGTACGATACATTGACACGCAAAAGCCAGATATACGTTAAGCAAATTGGCTACGAGGCACAAGCAAAGGTGTTGGCAACAAAGTTGGCTGAAAAGCAAATAGAGTTGGAAGACAATTACGCTAAACGCCGTGAACTTTGGAAAGCCGGAGGCGCACAGAAAACCACCAAGCGGACAATAACCAACCGATCAACTGGAGGTGACAGCTACGAAGTTGTTACAACGGAAGATACCAAGGAGTATGCCGATTTAAAGGACAGCGCAAGGGGGCTGATACCGGAAATCCAAAGTTTGCAAAGACAATTGGGCATAGCCCAGGCGCACATGGCCGATTGTTCTAAGCAGATGGCGGCGGTTGATGCTAAGATGGGGCGTAACAACAAGACCGTTAAGGTTAGTGCAATGACCTATCAGCAGGTAGCGGACGCAATCGAAAAGACAGAAAAGAAACTTAAAAATACGACTGATGGCAAGGAAATAGCCAAGCTAAAGGCGTATAATACGGAGTTACACAACCGTAAAAAGTTATTAGATAAATCGTTGGGCTTTGATACGTTCAAGGGTAATAAGAGTGGCAGCAAGAAAAATAAGCCCGTTGCAGACCCTAAGACCTACGAACAACTAAGTACTAATATCGAGTACTACAAAAAGAAGCTCACCACGGCGAGCACCGCCGAGCAAGAAAAGATAAGGGCGAATATCCAAGCATGGGAGAAAAAGAAAGCGGCTATCGAGTTAGCCCAGAAAGCCGCCGAGCGACCAACCGAAATTAAGACGTTGCAAGACGTTGAAAAGGAATTGGACTATTTGCAGACCCTACGTAAGACCGCCAATAAGAATGATTTGGCAGGTATCGACAAACTGATAAGCAAAACCGAGTTGTTGGGCGCAGCTATGCAACGTCCGGCTAAGTTGGAGACCTTACAGGACATTGACAAGGAAATAGAATACCAACAGAAGTTGAGGGCTACGGCATCCAAGGAAGCTATAAGCGGAATTGATGCAGAAATCAGTAAGTTGGAAACTCTAAAGAACTATATCGAAAACGCCACGGTGATAGATACACCCGACAACGCATTGAAGACGTATGAGCAGCTTAATATTAAGTTGGCATACTATAACGAGTTGTTGGAGAAAGCCACCGAGGAACAACGCCCAGAGATACAAAAGCACATTAACGATATTGAGGGTATTAAGAAAGCATGGGACGATAGTTTAGCCGCTTTAAATAAGCCGGGAAACATTACCCAACTTGATACCATCGAGAAGTTAGATGAAGCAGTAAGGTATTATCAGGAGCAGCAGAACAAACAGAGTGCCGACGAAATCCAAAACACGCAAAGGACGATCGACGCTTTGGAAGCGAAGCGAAAGGCGATGCAAAGAGGTATCGAAATACCATCAATGCAAAAAGAGATAGCCGAGATTAACGGACTTTCTAACCGAGAGTTTAAGATCAAGGTTAAGGGTATTGGCTTTGATGCACTAACCGATAAAATCCGGGAACTGCAAAAGCAGCTCAACGATACCAACAATCCGGTAACGGACGGACAGCGCAAGGACATCGAGGAAATGATTAGCACCTACGAACAATGGCGCAAGGCTTCTATTTCTTCTTTCGATACGGTAAAGTCAGGTTGGGACAGCGTTAAGGGTATTGGCGACAGCATCAACAGCATAACCGACGCTTTGGACGGCAACGGCAACGCATGGCAGAAAGTAACCGCTATCGTGGATGGCTTTATACAACTGTATGAGAGTATCAGCGCAATAGTAGGTATTATTGATATGCTAACGACCGCCTCAACCGCTCATGCCGCAGCTAAGACCGGAGAGGCAGCAGCAACAACAGCCACGGCAACAGCCCAGGGAGTTGAAACAGCGGCACAGACGGCGGCAGCGGCGGCGATGGTTCCGGTTATCGCCGCTAACAAATTGGCAACCGCCTCATACATGGAGTTAGCCGCAGCAATGTTTTTTGCCGCACACGCCTCAATACCATTTGTCGGTTTCGGCATAGCATCCGGTTTTGTCAGTGCGGCAACGGCGATGGTGGAAGCTATCGGAGTAATGCCGTTTGCAAAAGGTGGTGTGGTTTCGGGGCCTACGTTGGCTTTAGTCGGTGAATATGCCGGAGCAAGCAACAACCCGGAGGTTATTGCCCCACTTGACAAGCTACGTAGTATGATACAGCCACAGGGCGGTATAGGTGGAAATGTGCGTTTCGAGATTGAGGGCAGAAAGTTAGTTGGTGTAATAGCCAATACAACGAGAGTAGCCGCCAAGAGCGGCAGAAAGTCAAACTTTTAATTATTAGTTAATATGTATATACACGGCAGTTTTCTAAGTCAGCAGAGCGATACGATAACGGTACATATCGTTACCGGGAACGATCGCACGCAGACTATTGAAATAGGTACAGAAAAGGCAGATGTATATTTTAGCGAGGATCCGGCAGAAATCGAAAACGAGGTAAACGATACTTTCGATGTGCTTTTGAGAAATTCGGCTAAAATAAGATTGCTTTGCGGCAACCTGATTACAGACCTTTTCAGTACCTCATGCCGTGATGCTATTGTAAACATCTACAAGAACGATACGTGCATCTTTGCCGGGTTCATTGAGCCACAAACTTTGTCACAGCCATATAACGACAGATGGGACGAACTGGAATTAAATTGCATTGATGCGCTTAGTGCTTTGCAGTATAGCAAGTATAAGAATGTGGGCGCATTGGGCGTTATCTATGCTTTCGTCAAGGCAGAGGCAGCGCAGCGTAGTTTTTACGATATTGCCACCGAGATACTGCAAGGTGTTACCGGGGGCCTGGATATATTGAGCAACCAAAATATTAAATTCTGGTATGAGGGCAGCAAGGCAGTTGATGCACAGACCGCAAACCGCTATCAGGTATTTAAGCAGCTTTCAATATCTGATTTGTTGTTTTTGGGCGATGATGAGAGCGACGTTTGGCAGCAAGACGAAGTGTTGGAGGAACTTTTGAAGTACCTTAACTTACATATTGTGCAGGATGGCTTTAACTTCTATATCTTTTCGTGGGAATCCGTCAAGGCGGCACCCGATAAGATTATTTGGCACGACATCGTAGCCAACAGCACCAAGACAACGGCACAGCAAGCCGTGACAATCGCTTTGGCTAATGTGGCAGATTGCGATACTACGATAAGCATAGGTGACGTATATAACCAACTTCTATTAACCGCCAAGGTGGAAGACATCGAAAGCGTAATAGAAAGCCCATTGGATGAGGATTTGTTGGTTAGCCCATACACCAATAAGCAAAAGTACCTCACCGAGTATTCGAGCGATGGAGAGGGAAGGACTGCCTATAACGCTTTCTATGCTATGACCCACGACCAAAAAACCACGTATGGCGCAGGTGCTATTACTGATTGGTACGTGCAGGTGATGCGTAACAAACAATGGACGTTCCCGATGAGGGGCAACACAGATATAGACATCGTGGACTATTTCGGAGGTGAGGGAATAGACCAACACGCTTTGCCTGATTGGTTAGGACAAGCACCGGGTGCGGCTATCATGGCTTTGGGTAGTGTCAAGATGAACACCGCCAACGATGATAATAGCCCTACATCTAAGGTGAACATGACTAACTATCTGGTAGTGTCGGTTAATGGCAACGGCGTGGATAATAACGAAAACAAGACCTATCCGAGTGTGGCAGACATACAGAAAAATATACCGTATGCCGTTTATACTGGTAATAAGGCAGGGGGCGTTTTTTCGCCATCAGACGAAGAGACCACCAACTATATAGTATTATCGGGTAAAGTTATTCTAAACCCGATAATGAAGCAGACCAACACGTACACCAACCTACATAACAAGGAGTGGCACGGCGGTTTACCTATTGGCTTAAAGGAAAACGAGATTTACGTATGGCATCAGACCGTACCGAGCCGTAACAATGGTGATGGCAGGTATTACACCCGGCAGTATTGGCAAGCAGAGACACCGGACAAAGAAGTATCATGGCATGAGGGCGCAGATAGCGGATTTTATCCATATACCGGG